ATCTGAAAAGAAAAGGTATCGTAGCACCCAACAAACCAGCGGATAGAAGAGAACGAATGGAAGCTCTGAAAGAGAACAAACAAGAGAAGTTCATCGGAGCATATGTAAAAGCACCTATCGTTGGTAAGTACGAATGGATTTACGATTTGGATTTAACATCCCTATATCCATCAATTATTATGACTGTAAACATCTCACCTGAAACCAAAATGGGTAAGATTGAGAATTGGGATGCGCAAGATTACATCAAAGATAAAAGAGATAGTTGGATTATAAATGGTGATACTATTACACAAGAAAATCTAAAGTTATTCTTTGAACGAAGTAAGTTCTCAGTTGCATCTAATGGGGTACTTTATAGAACTGATAAAGTTGGTTGTATTCCTGATATTTTGGATTTATGGTTTAGTAAACGTGTTGAATTTAAAAACGAAATGAAAAAATATGGAAAAGCAGGAGATAAAGAAAAATACGCTTTTTACCACAAACGTCAGTTGGTTCAGAAAATTTTACTTAACTCTTTATATGGTGTGCTTGGGCTTCCTGCCTTTAGGTTCTATGATGTTGATAATGCTACCGCTGTTACCACGACAGGACAGACAGTTATTAAATCAACTGCTGATATGGCTAACATCAAATACAATAAGGAGCTTGGTACTCCTGATTTGGATTCCAATATATACATTGATACTGATTCTGTATTTTTCTCCGCAGTTCCTTTATTGGATAAACGAATCCCAAATTGGAAAGATAGTGAGCAAGATACTATTGCTGGATATGTAAATGATATTGCAGGTGAAATGCAAGATTATTTAAATGATTTTTACGATATTCTTGCTGAAAAGGTATTCAATGTTGATAAGGATAAGCACCGATTTGAGATTAAAAAGGAGTATGTTTCTAAATCAGGTATTTGGATTGCTAAGAAAAGATATGCACAATGGATTATATCAGATAATGGTGTACCTGTTGATAAGTTGGATGTAAAAGGATTGGATGTTGTTCGTTCTTCATATCCAGCCGCATTCCGTAAGTTTATGAGTGAGGTTCTAATCGAAATTCTAAGAGGTGATACTGAAGAACAACTCACTAATAAAATTTACGATTTTAAAAATGCTTTATCTTCTATGAATGTATATGAAATTGCTAAAGCTGGAGCTGTGAAAAACTTATCAAAGTATATGCCAAAGAAAAGAGAACAAACGGCTATGTTCCAATTCCCCTCAGGTACTCCAGCACACGTAAAAGCATCAATAGCATATAATCAATTGTTAAAGCATTTTAAAGTTCAAAATCAATATGAACCAATTAAAGATGGTGATAAGATTAAGTGGGTGTATCTAAAGCAAAACCCATATGGATTGGATGGTGTAGCAATGAATGGTTACAATGACCCAACTCAAATTATGGACATTGTAAATAGTTATATTGATTATGATAAAATCTTCGAAAGAGAACTTCTAAAGAAATTAGAAGATTTCTACGGAGCATTGGATTGGGGAGAAGTTTTATCTTCAACCAAAACAGCTGAGAAATTTTTCTCATTTTAATTTGGATAATTAAAAAATTATTCGTATATTTGTACAACTTAAAAATAAATCTTAAAAGTAAATTATGGAAAAAGTAAAATTCGATGGTTTCATCAATAGATACAATCTCGGTGGAGAGGTTGAATCTGTAATGGTAAAATCTGAAGGTTCTGACCTTTCAGTTAGAATGATTTCAGATGACAAAACTCTTTTAGGAGATGTATCTGTAAGTGGTACTGATTTTCCAAATGGAGAATTTGGTATCTACACAACATCTCAATTGAGAGGATTATTGAGCGTGTTAGATAACACAATCGATGTGGAAGAAGTAACTGGTGCATTAAAGTTCTCAGATAAAGGAACTAAGATGCAGTATATGTTAGCTGCACCATCAGTTATCCCAGCGGTACCTGATTTGAAAGCACTTCCTCCATTTAATGTGGAAATCACATTAAACGATGAGTTTGTAAATAAATTCATCAAATCTAAGGGAGCATTAGCAGATGCTGATACATTTACATTCACTTGTAAAAACAACAAAGGAGAAATCATCTTAGGATACTCTTCAATTAATTCAAATAGAATTTCTATCTCAGTTGATTGTACTTGTGAAGGTGATGTAGAACCAATCGCATTCTCTGCGAAATACCTAAAAGCTATCCTATTGGCTAATAAAGGTTCAAATGCATCATCATTGAAAATTTCATCACAAGGTTTGGCACATCTAAACTTTGTAGAGGGGGATTATACATCAAATTATTATTTAGTAGAGATTAAGTAATTATGAGTTTTTGGGATACTGAACCAGCAAAGCCGGAATTTGTATTTGAAGATGAGAAAAGAAAGCTCATCGAAAATATGGATTACCTTATGACAATGAGTGTTGAAGAACAAACTCTCTACAAAAAGTGGGTAGAGTTGCAAGAATCTTCTATGCTCAGAGATAAATCCCAAATCGCTACTCTTTATGATACTCAATGGAAACCAAGCGATATTAACAATAAGGAACTAACCATCAAAGAGATTGAAGAGTTAGAACCTTATGTTGAAATTGTGGAGGATTCAACTGAAGCTACAAAGTGGACATATCTTAGAAAGATGATTCACACAATGAGTTGGACAGCTAATCCTGGTCGAAATGTGAAGTTGTTCATTAAAGATAGAAAGAGTGGGAAATTATTAGGTTTAGTATCACTAGCTTCTGATGTTACCGCAATGAAGGTTAGAGATGATTACATCGGATGGAATAAAGAGAATAAATTCAAAGAGGGAAAGTTGAACTACACAACTATCGCTTCCACCATTGTTTGTACCCAGCCTTTAGGTTACAATTTCTTAGGTGGTAAACTCACAGCAATGATGACTACTGTTCCCGAAGTTAGGGAATATTGGAAAAAGAAGTATGGGCAAACATTGATAGGTGTAGGTACAACTTCCCTCTATGGAATTCATTCTCAATACAATGGTATTCCACATTTTAAAACTTTGGGTGAATCTGCTGGTAAGATTGCAATCAAACCTGATGATGAGTTCTATGACCCTTGGCATCAATGGTTGAAAGAACATCGTTCAGAATGGTATGAAAATGCAATCACCAACGAAAGAATCAGAAATGGTGCTAATATGGGAACTGGTGAAGGTGCTAGTGGACCTGTAAGTGGTATCAAACAAAAGATTCTTTCTCAGATTTTCAAAGAATGTGGTATCAAATCATCTGATTATCATCACGGATTCAAAAGAGGTGTATATCTCGCTATGATGTATGAAAACGGACCTGAGTTCCTCCGTTCAGAAATTGAAGAATCGGAACTCAAAATGAAGAAGAAGTTTGTAGATGGTGTAGATTACATCAACAATTGGTGGAAAAGGCAAGCAATCAAACGATATTCTAAGTTGCATGATGAAGGTAGATTAAAACCTGAAGATTTATTCTATATCGATGGTATTGGTAAAGATTGGGAAACCTTCAAATCAGAAAGATTAAAAGAAGTAGGTAGATAAAATATAAATTATGGGATTTTTTGAAGAAACTAATAATGAACAAGTAGATAACTCTTTGTGGGTGGAGAGTTATAGACCAACTACATTAGAAAACTATGTTGGTAACGAACACCTTAAATCAAAAGTAGAGGGTTATTTAGAAAGTGGTGATATTCCTCACCTACTTCTATATGGTAGAGCTGGTACGGGTAAAACTACATTAGCTAAACTGATTGTAAAATCGGTGGATTGTGATTATATGGTAATTAATGCATCTGATGAAAACAATGTAGATACAGTTCGTAATAAAGTAAAGAACTTTGCATCTTCAATGGGATTCAAAAAATGGAAAATTGTTATTTTAGATGAGTTTGATTATATGTCTAAGAATGGACAGGCAATCCTTCGTAATTTGATGGAAACTTTTTCACAACATTGTAGATTCATATTGACTTGTAACTATGTGGAGAAGGTGATTGAACCAATTCAAAGTAGATGCCAAACTTTTCAGATTATACCACCAACTAAAAAAGATGTTGCAGTTCAAATTTCAAAGATTCTTAATAATGAAGAAATTAAGTTTGAACCAAAAAATTTAGTACCAATTATTGATAGTGGATATCCTGATATTAGAAAGATTATCAATACTTGTCAATTAAACTCAATCAAAGGTGAGTTAAAAGTAGATACTCAGAATCTTTTAGAAAATGATTACAAAATGAAAGTTTTGGAAATCCTAAAATCGGATGATGATAAAAGAAATAAATATACTAAAATGAGACAAACTATCATTGATAGTAGAGTTACTGATTTTACCGAATTATTCAGTTTACTATATGAAAAGGTTGATGAGTATGCTCCTCAAAATACAGCAAATGTAATTATTGCATTATCGGAAGGTGAAAGTAAGCATGTTCATTCAATAGATAAGGAGATTCCAACCGCAGCAACTTTAATTGAAATTTTAAACTTAATATAATGGCAAATATAATTGGTAAAGGTGGTAGTAAACCACAAAAAGCATCAGAACAAAGTACACAACAATCACCAAAGATTGATTTAGGTAAATCAACTCCCGTTGTTTGTGCTCATTGTGGATATGATACATTTGTTGATGGTGCTAAATTTAGAAAAATCTCAAAACTAATCACTGGTACTCCACAAGATGTAGTTGTACCAATCGAAGTAATGTTGTGTGGTAATTGTGGTGAGATTTGTGAAGAATTACTACCAGAACAAATGAAAGTATTATCAGAAATCGATAGAAAAAACGCTGAAGGTAATGAGTAAAAAACCCAAATCATTATTTGACCATATCAAACAAATCACTAATGAACAAAATCCTAAATATTGGGATACATTAGAGGAATCTGACCGTAAGACTTGGTCTAACTATATGATACTTCGTTTTCTTTCAATGAAATACGAATGGGTAGAAACTATTGCAACTGTAC